ATATAAATGAGAATGATTCGCATCTACATTAGCAATTGTCCTTGAGCACACTTCTTGAGGGGTGGACCAGGGGGTTAGGGGTACCCTTAGTAGGGTGCAATACAGCTAAAATATATCTAGAAAAAATTATGACAATCCAGAGGTGGACAGAAATGCTCCTCAATCTCTTCCTTGAGCTTTGTCCTTGAGGAATATGTCTAGTACGCCCTACGGGCATAGAATGTCACGCTAGTGACGTAATAGGTTTACATGCGCGTAGCGCAAGAAAGAGAGAATATGCCTAAGCTTACGCTTAACACGATTACCAATATCAATAGTGCTTCTGTGATTAATTCTAATTTTGATAAGATTAAGGAAGAATTACAAAATAAGGTGCTATATCGAGATAATCCGATAGGAGAGCCTAATGATGTAAAATCTACCATTGATATGAATGGTAAATCCATTATCAATGCTGGAAGTATTTCAGGCATTTCTGGTAGATTTGCTACCATTCAAGAAGTAGAAGCAATTAGGAACGAAGTAGAAAGCGATAGAGTAACTACTGAAGCAAGTAAAATTGCTGCACAAGTTTCTGCTGATTCTGCTAATATTGCAAAGATTAGTGCTACTTCTTTGTACGACTTGTTTGATGTCAGATTTCTTGGAGCTAAAAGCTCAGAACCTACAGTAGATAACGATGGAAATTCGTTAATTGCTGGTGCTATGTATTTTGCTTTACAGCTTTCTCCTTCGAGAGTAAGGGTTTATTCTGGAAGTGCTTGGCAAGATGTAGGCACGTATACAAGTAATACAGTTACAACAATTGATCCTTCTTTGTATTCAACTACTACTGAAGCACAAGATGGAACAAACGATACAAAGCTTATGACCCCTCTTAAGGTAAATCAAGCTTTTACAAGACTTGTTAATAGGCCAATCAATTTTGGTTATGGTATTACTTTTCCTCAGTTAGACATTAACAATCAAATTGCAGGATCAGATACAGGTTTGACCATTAAATCGGCTCAAGTAGTAAACGGGGGCAGTCATCGGGAATATGTTCAGTTTAAAAACTTATCTGGAACTATTCACTCTTCTCTCTCTGTTCCTGTAGTTGGTGGTGGTTCTAAATTTAAGGTTGAACTTACTCCTCCTGGTGATGAGAATGTTCCAAGAATTGCTCAGTATTTTGAAGTAAACACTGTAGACGGACCTTCTCGAACAGATGATGCAACTACTGCTAATGGTCTTGTTCGTAAGTCTCAAGTAGACAATGTTCTTGATACTCTTTGGTTTCCAGGAGATACCAAAAATAGCTATAGAACAGTAGACCACGGTAGATGGCTTCTTCTTACAGGAGCAAGCAGAACAGTTGGAAATGCAAGTTCAGGTGCTACAGCTAGAGCCAATGCAGACATCTATAACTTGTATGTAGAACTTTGGTCCAATGTCGATCCATTAGTCACTGATATCAGAGACAGTTACGGTGTTTCTACTACTCGTGGAGGAACTGCTGGTGCTGACTTTAATGCTGGAAAACGAATTACTCTTCCTAACCATTCAGGCCTTGTTATTAAAGGGCATCATGGTGGAAATGGTACTTTTACTACAAACACTACTAGAGCTTTTGGTTCCTACGAGCAAGATAGTATTCTAAATCATAATCACTTTTTTGGTTTACATATTGAAGGGGGAAGTGCTCCAGGCCCTCGTGGTGTGATTGCGGCAAGCGATCGAGGAGGAGATAATGGAGGTACAGCTAATACAGATGGATCAAATAACTATGGTCAAAATGTAGGATTCTATACTTCTTATGTTTCCAGTCCAGGAGGTAAATCGAGCGGAGAAAATACTGTCCGTACTCGTTCTCAGAACGTCTTTATCTACTATTAATTATGACTGTTCACGATCCAATACCTGACAGTGTTAAGGTTGTTGTAGCTGGAAGCGCCCCTATGGCCTCCTTGTTTGGGCTAACCGTAGAAGAGTGGAGCTTTGTCCTTTCAGGAGTTGTTGCTTTGCTCTTCATCGTCGAGAAGCTCTTCCGTGGATATCTATACTTACGAAGGAAGAAGAATGAAAGTTGTACCAGAGAATAAATGGCTTATCGGAGTTGTCTCTGCTGGCCTTATCGGTAGTGCTGCTTTGTGGGAAGGAACCAAGTACACGCCCTATTTGGACGTAGTAGGGGTTCCTACTGTATGCTCTGGATATACAGGTAAGGACATTGTATGGGGAAAGAAATATTCCCCCTCTGAATGTTCTGCCTACTTAAAGAAAGAGCTTGGAGAGCATTCTAGTGGAGTCTTAAACTGTATTCAGGCTCCACTAAAGGAAAATGAATACAACGCTTTCACACTTATGGCCTATAATGTAGGGGTAAAGGCTTTCTGTGGCAGCTCTACTGTTCGTCTCTTTAATGCAGGACTTACAAAGGAAGCATGTAATGCTATAGCCTTCACCCCTAAGGGCCAGCCTAATTGGTCTTTTGCAGGAGGTAAGTTCTACAAAGGACTATTCAACAGAAGGCTCTATGAGCGTTCAATGTGCTTAGGTGATAAGGTGCTATATGCAAGCTAAAATTATTGCCGTACTGGCCGTTCTAGTAGCTTTATGGGGCTATCATACCTATGACAAAGCACAGGCTGTTAACAAAGTACGTCAAGAGTATATGGTTAAGAGTCAAGAAGTGATTACGAGGACTGAAAGAGCCACCCAGGCTCTTGAAGCCTCTACTCGTAAATCCATTAAGGATAAAGAAAATGAACTGCAAAATCTTGCTTCTCAGCGCGACGCTGCTATTCTCAGCTTGCAGCACCGTACAGTACGTCCCAGCGTCGTTACAATTACCGAAACTAGAGAAACCTGCACAGGAAGAGAACTTTACAGAGAAGATGCAGAATTTCTTACAAGGGAAGCTGCCAGAGCAGAAAAAGTAAGAGTAGAAAGAGATTTCTTTTACGACAAATATGAAGCAGCTCGTCTGCAACTAGAGGAATTACAACATGGAACGTCAAGACTTCCTTGACTCTACAGGAAGACCAATCACTCAATCCCTATTTCTAGAGATTGGGTATACGGAATTCTCTAAATATACGCTTAAAGACCAAGACTATGAATACAATGGACAGATTTATCCATCGTTGAAACGTCTATATCTAGAAGCAGAAGACCCTACTGAATATGAATTTGCTAATCAACACCTGTTGGGGTGGAAACACTGGCAACGATTGTGTGAAAATAAGCAAGTTCGTAAACACATTGACGAATGGAGAGAAGAACTTGAATATAAGCTTCGTTCTCAAGCTGTTCGTAAAATGATGAATGCTGCTTCTGGTGGTAACTACCAAGCTGCTAAGTGGTTAGCTGATCGTGGATGGGCCACTAGAGGTGCTGGAAGGCCTTCTAAGGCTGAAATTGAGGGAAATAAGGCTACTCAAGAACGATTGGATAACGAATTCAACAATGACGTTGTACGTCTTTTTCAGAACCAATAAGGAAGACATATGGCTAGAGAAGAGGATGTCTGGAGAGCACAAGCTAAACTAAAATTAGAGAAGATGCCTGAAGAGGCAAAGCAAATTAGAGAAACGGCTCTCCAAGACCTCTTCTTCTTTGCTCGTCTTGTTAACCCTGGATACATGTATGGAGAAATTCATAAGGAAATCTTCCAGTGGATGCAAGAATACACTCTATTCGGTTTAGGTAAGGTTGATGAAACAAACAAGCTAATTATGCTTCCTCGTGCTCACTTAAAGAGTCACATGGTTGCTACATGGGCATCTTGGGTTGTTACTCGTCATCCTGAAGTTACAATCTTATACGTCTCTGCTACCTCAGGTCTTGCAGAGACACAGCTATATGCAATTAAGAACATCTTAGAAAGTCCGAACTACACTCGTTACTTCCCTGAATACATTCATCCACAAGAAGGTAAGAGAGAAAAATGGACTCAGACAGCAATTTCAATTGATCACATCAAGCGTAAGACTGAAGGAATCAGAGACGCAACAATTGCAACTGCTGGTCTAACAACTAACACTACAGGATGGCACGCTGACATCCTTATTCCAGATGACTTAGTTGTCCCTGAAAATGCCTACACAGAAGACGGTAGAGAGAGCGTGTCTAAGAAGGCTTCTCAATTTACTTCTATCCTTAATGCTGGTGGATTTACAATGGCTTGTGGTACTCGTTACCACCCATCTGACATCTACGCCAGTTGGAAAGAACAACAATTTGACATTTACGATGAGAATGATGAAGTTGTTGGTAGAGAAAACGTATGGTCCATCAAAGAATATGCAGTAGAAACTGATGGAATTTTTATCTGGCCTAGAAGTGTTAGACCTTCAGATGGTAAAGCATTTGGGTTTAACAATCAAGTCTTAGCTAAAATTCGAGCACAATACGAAGATAGAGTGCAGTTCTACGCTCAATATTACAATGATCCAAACGATAAAGGGTCTAATCGTATTGACAGAAGTAAATTCCAATACTACGATAAGAAATTTCTTAAACAACAAGGTGGAAGTTGGTATTTCAAAGGCAAGAAGCTTAACGTCTATGCTGCAATCGACTTCGCCTTTAGCTTGAGCAAGAAAAGTGACAACACTGCGATTGTGGTTATTGGCATGGACGAAGATGGTTTCATCTATGTCTTGGACATTGATTGTTTCAAGAGCGATAAGATTAGTGAGTATTTTAATCACCTTGTTGAGCTTCACTCCCAGTGGGATTTTAAAAAGCTTAGAGCAGAAGTTACAGTGGCTCAAACAGTTATTGTAAGAGACCTCAAAGACAAGATTCGCTCTGAAGGGCTTACAATCTCTATTGATGAACATCGTCCTACACGAAACGAAGGCACTAAGGCAGAACGTATTGCTGCTGCTTTGGAGCACAAATATGAGAACCAGACTATATGGCATTTTAGAGGAGGGTACACAGATGTTCTTGAAGAAGAGCTAATCTTAGCCCGTCCTGCACATGATGACTGTAAAGACGCTTTAGCTTCTGCTGTAGAGATTGCAACAAAGCCTAAACGCTCAAGGTCCCTAGAAAGCGATAGAACGAACGTGGTTCAGTTCTCCAGTCGTTTTGGGGGCGTAGCCTTCAGGGGTTAAAACAAATTGAATACAAAGGGTTTAAATGGCTAAGAAAGCACTAGAGATTGGCAATACGTTTGGTAGAGACAATCTCGCTAAGTACATCGCTCATACGTGGAATAAGTATGACACACAACGACATCCTCAAATTACTTTGTGGAAGGAACTAAGAAACTATGTATTCGCTACAGACACTACGACTACGACTAATCAATCTCTTCCTTGGAAAAACAGCACAACGCTTCCTAAGCTTTGTCAAATTAGAGACAATCTCCATTCCAACTATATCTCTGCTCTGTTTCCTAACGATCAATGGTTGAAGTGGGAAGCATACAGCCTCAACGATGCAATGAAGCGTAAAGCCACTGCTGTTGAGTCTTACATTGGAAACAAGACCCGTGAGGGTCATTTTCGAAGCACGATGAGCCAATTGCTGTACGACTACATTGACTATGGTAATGCTTTTGCTACTGTAGACTATGAATCCTCTTTCCGTATTGACGAGCAAGGGGAAAGGGTTGTTGATTTTATTGGCCCTAAGTCCAGACGAATCAGCCCATACGATATTGTCTTTAATCCTCTTGCTGCTACGTTCAAAGACTCTTTCAAGATTATCCGATCTATTCGTAATCTTGGAGAGCTTGCCATTATGGCTCAGGATGAGCCTGAGAATATGTGGCTTCAAAAGGCTTTGAAGGAACGTGATAAGATCAAGGCACATATGAATGCCTATGGCCTTGAAGACTTCCATAAAGCTGAAGGGATTATGATTGATGGCTTTGGCAACATGCAAGAGTATCTTCAATCAGACTATGTTGAATTTCTAACCTTCTACGGGGACATTTACAACAGTGAAACAGATACCTTGGAAAAGGGAATGGAAATCACTGTCGTAGATCGTATGTGGATTATCAACAAACGTCCTATTCCTAGTTGGTTCGGTCAAGCTCCTATCTTCCATGTAGGATGGAGAACCCGTCCTGATAATCTCTGGTCTATGGGTCCTTTAGAGAATCTTGTGGGGATGCAATATCGCATTGACCACTTAGAGAATCTGAAAGCAGACGCTATGGACTTAGCCATTCTCCCTCCTCTTGTTATCAAGGGTGACGTAGAAGAGTTTCAATACAAACCTGGAGCTGAGATTCACATTGACGAGAACGGAGAAGTTACTGAACTTGCTCGTAACGTTCAGTGGGTAATTCAAGCAGACAATTCGATTGATCGCTTAGAACAACGAATGGAACAGTATGCTGGTGCTCCTAGAGAAGCTATGGGTGTACGTTCTGCTGGTGAGAAGACTGCCTTTGAAGTACAACAGCTTCAGAATGCTGCTGGTCGTATCTTCCAAGAGAAGATCACTACTTTTGAGACTGAAATGCTTGAACGTCTCTTGAACGGTATGCTTGAATCGGCTAAACGAAACTTAGATGGTACTGATATTGTTCGTGTTATTGATAATGATCTTGGTATCACTTCGTTCATGGAGATTACGAAAGAAGACATTACGGCTACTGGGATTATTCGACCTATTGGTGCTAGGCACTTTGCTGCTCAAGCCCAATTAGTTCAGAATATGACAAACTTGTCTAACTCAAATATCTGGGGACAAATTTCTCCTCACATTAGCGCTAAGGCTCTTGCAACATTGGTTGAAGATGTTCTTGGTCTGGGTAGATATAGTTTGTTCAAGCCTAACGTTGCTGTCTTTGAGCAGATGGAAACTCAACGGTTGGCTAACCAAGCCGGTGAGAACCTTCAAATGGAAATGAACTCTCCCCCTATTACACCATGAAAACAATCCTAACAGCAGGCCTTAGTGATTTGCAATCAGAAGAAGTTACTAGAGAATTCTCTCAATCAGGGGTACTGAGGGAACGCCTTATTGACGTGTTAAACGGCAAGAAGGAGTCCCTTCGTTCAGAAGTACGATCTAAGACTTCTTACGAAAGCCCTTCTTGGGCGTACCTTCAAGCAGATGCTAATGGTTACGAAAGAGCAATTTCTGAAGTGATTTCTCTTCTTTCGTCTAAAAAGTGAAAAATCTGGGGTATTAGCTATACAATAGTATACTTAATAGCGAACGAATGTGAGCATTAAGGATGAATACTAAAGAATGTCGCGTTAGCGACGTAACAGAAATAGATTTAGGAAGTATATTTAGGTGTTGTTCAATTCCTTAAGTGTGAGTGAAACGAACCTTAAGTATTAATACATTGCGGGATTGGTATAGTGGCTGTGCCTTAGCCTTCCAAGCTAATGAGGGGAATTCGATTTTCCCATTCCGCTCCAATTTGCCCTTATAGCTCAACGGTAGAGCAATTGCATTGTAAGCAATAGGTTGTTGGTTCGATTCCAAACTAAGGGCTCCAAATCAATATGTCTCTCGTCCAATGGCAGGACTCTGGTCTCCAAAACCAGGTATCTAGGTTCGAGTCCTAGGGGACGTGCCAAATAAAGGAAACAATCCAGTGTCAGACCCGACCTCGATTTTCGATAGTAATTCGTCGGCTACCCCGACTCCTCCTGCTGGAAGCAACCCAGCAAACGTATCTCAACCTTCTGCTGTAGACACCATGCTACTCAGCATCAAGAATGAGCGCGGAGAACCCAAGTACAAGAGTCTAGAAGAGGCCCTTAACGCCTTGAAGCATTCTCAAGAATACATTCCCCAGCTATCACAAAAGATTACTGAACGGGAACGTGAGCTTGATGAAGCGCGACAAGCTGCTGCTAAGGTGGCTCAGTTGGAAGATGTAGTTAGGAATCTCACTCAGCAATCAAATCCTAATGCGAATACCACGCCACAAGGAATGACCGCAGAGCAAGTTGCTGAACTGGTAAATTCCACCCTTTCTCGTAAACAACAAGAAGAAATTGCTCAGAGAAACACAAGCATCGTTGCACAGACTGTTGCATCGAAATTTGGTGCTGAAGCAGAACAAAAGTTTTACGATAAGGCGGAAGAACTTGGGATGACTAAGCAAGAGTTCAATGCTCTGGCTTCTAAGAATCCTAAGGCCGTTTTGAGCCTCTTGGGTATTACGGATACGGCTGTGCCGACTCCACAAGGCAAGCAATCCACCCAAGTTACGGCCCTTAACACTGCTGGCTTTCAGCCACAAAATGAGACGCTTATTGGTTCTAACAAGGTTCCTACTCTCATCGGTGCAACAACTAAGCAACTAAACGAAGAGGCCGCAAGGTCTCGGGCAATGGTTGAAGAGCTTCATGCTTCCGGTAAAGAAATTAAAGACCTGGTTCACCCAAGCGTATATTTCAAAGTCTTCCAAAAATAAGGTAAACTATGTCTCAAAATCGTGCTAATAGCACTGCTTTTATTGAAGCCGAACAATATTCGGCCTTCATTCTCCGTAACCTGCAAGATGGTCTGCTCCCTGGTCAATTCTATCGTAACGTTAGTGACTTTGGTTCGGGCAACACTCTGCACATTAAGACCGTTGGTACTGTTACCATTCAAGACGGTGCTGAAGAAGTTCCGTTCGACTACACTGCAATTGAATCTGGTGAAGTGACCCTGACGATTACCGACTACGTTGGTGACGCTTGGTACATCACTGATGAACTGCGTGAAGACGGTTCGCAAGTTGAGGCTCTGCTCTCGGCTCGTGCCAGTGAATCGACTCGTGCTATCCAAGAAACGTTTGAAACTCGCTTTCTGAAGAAGGCCAATACCTCGCAAACTAATGCTAACGCCAATACCGTTAACAACTTTGCTCACCGTATTGCTTCTACTCAAGTGAACAACGTTGCTGCTCTGGCTGACCTGATCGCTCTGAAGCTGGCCTTTGACAAGGCTAACGTTCCTATGGCTGGTCGTGTGGCTATTGTGGACCCCGTGGTTGGTGCTACGTTTGACAAGACGATTTCGTTTGGTCGTGACGTTACCCCCTTCGGTCAACAAATCCTTGAGAATGGTTTCTCGCGTGATCACAGCTTCTTGATGAATCTGTACGGCTGGAACATCATCACCTCGAATCGTCTTGATACTGGTTCGTTCTCGGACGGTACCACAACTGTTGCTAACGGTGTCGCTAATGTGTTCATGAGCGTTGCTGATGACAACACTAAGCCCATCATGGCTGCTTGGAGACGTATGCCTAAGGTTGAAGGCGAACGTAACAAAGACCTGCGTCGTGATGAATTTGTCACTTCTGCTCGTTGGGGTTTTGGTACGCAGCGTGTTGATACCCTCGGTATCTACATCACTTCGGCTGTCTTCTCCTAATTAGAAAGATACTAAATGACTTACGAAAACAAGACTGGAACTGGAGTATACGCTTCCTATGGTAAGCGTGACACTGGTGGTTCTGTTGGTTCTGAACGGACTATTGGATCGACCCGTGACTACAGCATTGCGATTACAGGGGCTTCTGTTAATTCGGGTTTCCTCCCTCCGATTGTGGTTCCTAAGGGTTCTAAATTTGTTAAGGCTCTGCTTCGTGTTGATGAAGCATTTAATCTTACCGGAACTACCCCCACTGTGATCTTTGGTGGAACTGCTCCTGCAACCAATGGGATTATCCTTTCGGAAGCTGAACTTGAAGCTATTGGTACTAAGGTCCCTGCTTCGACTGGCACGGGTACTTGGGCTGTTGCTTCGGCTACTGGCACTACCGCTGCTGAAAAGATTGCTAAGACCATTGGTGGAACCACTCCTGTTGTGGACGCTACGGTGGGCAAGGCAACGCTGATTCTTACTTTCGTCAATAAGACTAAGGTTTGATAATTTGAAGGGGGCTTCTCAAAAGGAATGCCCCCTTTATTTCTTTGTGAGAGACACATATGACTGTACAGCACAAAAGCATCCCAGATGCACAACTACATGAAGCAAAAGGAGCTGCCTCTGCTTCAATTGGTCAGATTCTAACAGCCACAGGAGGAGGCACAGCCACCTTCCAAACGCCTCCATATACATCAGTTAAGATGGGGCATCAAAACTACGAAGATACAGCTACCGCCTCCACCCCCATCGCCCTAACTGTTGCTAATACTGATTATCAACTAACGAATAATGCTCTAGGAGCGAGAACAAACTCTACATACACAATTTCAGATATCGGTACACTATGGAGCACATCTTCTAACATATTTAATTTTACTGGTCTTAGTTTAGGGGATACAGTAGATATTCGTACAGATATTGAAATTACCACGGCCACCCCTAACAATGCTGTAAAGCTTGTATTACAACTCGGGCAAGGGGCAGGGACATACACCCTCACTATTGGAGATTCCTATTTTAAGAACTCTGGTGTGCATAAGGTAGTTATTAATACCAGTCTCTTTATCGGAGACACCAATACTAGGGACAATCCTGTAAAGCTTGTTGCTAACAACGATACAGTTGGCTCTACCGTAAAAGTAAATGGTTGGTTCATCAGGGTGATCAAACGTGTCTAAAATGACTCTCTTGGAAATGGTTCAAGATATCTTGTCAGATATGGTTTCAGACGAAATCAATAGTATTGATGACACTATTGAGGCCCAATCTGTTGCTCAGATTGTCAAAACTTGTTATCTTGAAATGATTGCACACAGGAATTGGCCGCATACTCGTAAGCTAGTTCAGTTTGAAGGGATTGCAGAACTTGCAAAGCCAAATTACCTTCGGCTTCCCTCCTCGCTTAAGGAACTAGTTTCTTTTGAATATGATTGCAGGAAACTCGGAGACCTTTCAGCTAACTATCGAGAGTTGAAATATAAACATCCTGACGAGTTTTTAAGAATGTCTTCTAATAGGAAGAGTTCAGATAGCAATATCTCTACGGTAGTAGATATTAGTGGGGCTTCCTTATTTATTTTTAACGATCGTGCTCCTGAGTTCTATACCTCCTATGACGACACAAATGTTATTTGTGACGCATACGACAGCACTGTTGATGATACGTTAAAAGGCAGTAAGACAAGCGCTATTGCTTATATGATTCCCAGTTGGGAACGTAGTGATACGGCTGTTCCTGACCTACCTATTGAAGCCTTCCCCTCTCTCCTATCTGAAGCTAAAAGTACAGCTTTTTATACCATCAAGCAGATGGTAAATGAAAAAGAAGAAATGAAAGCTACTAGGCAAAGCCGTTGGCTGTCTCGTAAAGCTTGGCGTACCGCAGGAGGAGTACGTTATGACAATTATGGTCGTAAGGGAAGACGTTAATGAATATTCGACATAATGGGTTTATCATTAGCCCTTTTAAGATTTCTCCTGGTCTGAGTGTTATTGCAACAGAAGGTAAGGGTGGAAAAATTCCTAATTGCCTCTCTGGTAGTTTTACTTCCCCAAGTAAGGCTAAAGAAGAAATTGATAAATATCTAAATAGCAAGGTTAAATCAGATGCCAAAACAACCAGTGAAGGCGGAGGTCAATAGTTTCGTAAAGGGACTAATCTCTGAAGCTAGTCCCCTAAACTTCCCCCCTAACTGTTCGTTAGATGAAGAGAACTTTGAACTTAATAGAGATGGAACACGTAGTCGTAGGATTGGGTTCGATTTAGAACCTAACCACGTACTAAGAACTGCCCCAACTAGTACAGATATTGATGGACCTGCCCCTGTAAATTTTAGATGGAATGAAGCAGGGGGTATTTCAGGATACGTTGTCCTTGTTGTGCAAATTGACAATAGTCTTACTTTCTATGACCTTAGTAAAGAGTCAATCTCTAGCGAAGGATTTCTAAGCTCTATTCTTTTAACAGATTTTCCATTAAATACTCAATACTCTTTTGCTAGTGTAGATGGTAAACTTGTAGTGGCGGTTGGTCTCGATAGGCTTGCTGTAATCTCTTTGACCCCTAGTGGTACGTTTCAAGTTTCTTACGATACCTTGAAAACTAGGGATTTATGGGGAGTAGAGGGAACAGATGCCGAAGGCATTAAGTACGAAAAGGATTCTAGATATCGTGGACAATCTAGTCCATTCCATAGATATAACTTGCAGAATCAATCTTGGGGTGTAGCACGTAAAGACTCTAGTGGAAACCTTAGAGACCCTGTGCAGATTTATTATAATCAATATAATGTATACCCCTCTAACACGGAAGAAGTATGGCCAGGTCTTCAATATCAACCAGTTACCGTTGGTGATCCTTTTGAGAGAGTTTATCCTTCACTGTACTTAGATGTGTTAGGTGGAGATACCAAGGCCTCAAGGGGGTATTACATCATTGATGTAGTTAATCGTGGGGCCTCTAGGGTAACTGCTTTGGTGGAGAATTACGCAAGGAATGGTGTTCTCTTAGATTTTGGTGGTACACTTCCTGTTGACTATACCGAAGGTGGATGCACTGTTGCTGCTGAATTCTCTGGTAGAGTTTTCTATGCAGGGTTCTCAGGTAAGACTGTTGGAGGGGACGGAAGAAGCCCTAACCTTTCCAACTATGTATTCTTCTCCCAATTAGTAAGAAGCCCCTCTGACTTCTTCAAGTGTTATTCAGAAGGCGATCCTACGTCGAGAGAAAATTCAGATATTGTGGATACCGATGGCGGATTCATCCGTTTAGCTGGAGCAGATAGAATCTTAAGCATGGTCAACGTGGCCAGCTCCCTTATCGTAATTTGCTCGAATGGGGTTTGGGCAATCTCCGGTGGTAATGAATATGGATTTACCGCTACAAACTATAAAGTAACTAAGCTTTCAACGTTTGGTGGTATTTCTAGATTTTCTGTTGTTTCTGAAAAAGCAAGAGTCTTTTACTGGGCCAACGAAGGAATCTATGTTATTGCTAAAGATCAAAGTGGAAGTCTTGTTTGCGAAAGTTTGAGTGACTCGACAATCCAGACCATTTACCAAGAAATTCCATCAGACAGTAAAGAAAAATCTATAGGACAATACGACTCGGTAAATAAGAAGGTAAGATGGCTATATGTGTCGTCTTCAGGGTATGATTGTGAACTGGTGTTCGATCTCCTATTAGGAGCATTCTATAAGAATAGAATTTACCCCCTTCTCAACTATTCAGCTAGAGTTGTCAGTATGTTTGAGTCTACACTGTTCAACAGTGTATCAACTGTAGACTCTATCTATGTTGCTGGAGATTCTGTTCTATCCAACACCGATGAAGTTGTTATTGATACCGTTGGTAGGTCTTCATCATTTCAATCCATTAAATACCTGTGTATCACTAGAGTAGATGGAATATTCAGTTACTCTTTCGGGTTTTATAGAAATACTGATTTCAAGGATTGGCAAAGATTAGATGGAACGGGTGTAGATGCTAAGGCATACATCTTAACAGGTTTTCAAATTGCAGGAGACTCTTCTATCCAGAAACAGGCTCAGTACCTTACAGTCCATTTTGATAATACTACAGAACTCGAATCTAGTTGTTTAGGTCGTATGCAGTGGGATTGGTCAGGATCAGCTAGTAGTAATAAATGGTCTGCTCTAAAACAGCTCTTTAGGTATACGAAAAGCACTACAGAAGATTTAGGGTTTAACGTAG